TAAGGCAAACGCCAAGCGGTAAACAAACAGAGGTGCCCGTCCGGGCACTTCTCCGAACATTCCATAAACCAAGGAAACCAATGTCCGAAACCAATGACCACCTGGTCTTGCTGTGCGGTAAATCAGCCACAGGAAAATCCGCATCCCTCATGGGATTGGAGAACCCTGAAGGCGTGATGTATCTCAACTGCGAGGCAGGTAAGCGTTTGCCATTCAAGGCAAAGTTCAAGCAATACACCATCACTGATCCGCATCAGGTCATCGAAGCCTTTGAGGCTGCGGAGAACATGCCGGATGTTCACACCATCGTGGTCGATAGTTTGACGTACCTCCTGGACCTCTATGAAAGTGTGTACGTACTGAACTCAGCCAACGGTATGCAGGCTTGGGGGCAGTTCGCCCAGTTCTTTAAGAACTTGATGCAACAGAACGTCGCCAAGTCCACCAAAAGTGTGATCTTTACGGCCCACACATCGGACACATTGAACGAGTCCGAGATGCTGATGGAAACCAAAATACCTGTGAAAGGTTCTTTGAAGAACAACGGTATCGAAAGTTACTTCAGTGTGGTGATAGCTTCCAAGAAGGTGCCCCTCAAGGTATTGAAGGATTGCAAGTCAGCCCTGTTGACCATCACTCCTGAAGAGGAAGCACTTGGCTTCAAGTACGTCTTCCAAACCAAGATCACCAAAGAGACTGTGAATGAACGTCTTCGCGGCCCTCTCGGCCTGTTCGATACGAAGGAAACCTTCGTGGACAACAACATGCAGCTCGTACTCAATCGACTCAAAGAGTACTACGCATAACCCGTTTCCGAGTCAGCTTTTCCATTTAACCAACCAACTTTCCCAAAGGAATAAACATGTCCCTGCTTTCTACCCTGACCTCTGACGCATCCATCGCCAACGAAAAAGACTCCGTTGGTGGGGGTGGTGTTCTTGATTCTGGCCTGTACCCAGCTACCGTGACTCTGGCTTATGCCCAGAAATCCGAAGGTGGCGCATTGGGTCTGGTACTCCATGCCAAGACCAACCAAGGCCGCGATATCCGCCAAACCCTGTGGATGACCTCTGGCACTGCCAAGGGTTGCAAAAACTACTACGAAAAGGATGGAGTCAAGAACTACCTGCCCGGTTACGTTGCTGCAAATGCACTGGCACTGTTGACCACTGGCAAGGAAATCTCCGAGCTGGACACCGAAACCAAAGTGGTCAACGTGTACAACAAAGATGCCAAGGCCGAAGTGCCTACCAAGGTCGAAGCCATCGTGGATCTGATGGGCCAGGAAATCTTGATCGGCGTGATCAAGCAAACTGTGGACAAGACCCAGAAGACTGATGCCGGTACGTACATCCCCACGGGCGAAACCCGTGATGAGAACGAAATCGACAAGTTCTTCCGTGCCTCGGATCGCAAGACCACGGCAGAGATTCGTGCCCAGGCTGAAGAAGCTGCTTTTGCCGATGTGTGGGAAAAGAAGTGGGCTGGTGTCACCAAGGACAAGGCATCCAAGGGTGCTGGCGTGACTGGTGTACCTAAGCTCGGTGCAGCAGCCAATGCTGGCGCAATCAAGAAGCCTACGACCAGCCTGTTTGCGTAAGCAAATCAGGGCTTCGGATGCCCCTTAACCGGGGCATGTCTTTTTCTGATCTAAGGAACCAATGAATAACACACCTTCACCTGACACGATCGACGCAGGCATCGAGCGCCTGATCCAAGCCAAGGGCAAGACGGCTGCACGCGTAACGCCCGCTGACATCGAGGCAAACATTGCCAGTGAGCACTACTTCACGGCAGCGCAGGGTGCGTGGGCCGGGACAGTTGGCGAAGGTCAGCCCATGGAGAAGTTCGTTCTTCCTCAATCGCTGGCGCTTTTGACCTTCTGCGTGCTCGTGCTGCAGAACGGCTTCACCGTCACCGGCGAGAGTGCCTGTGCCAGCCCTGAGAACTTCGACGCCGATATTGGTCGCAAGATTGCACGCCAAAACGCTGTGCAGAAGATCTGGCCCCTCATGGGCTACGAACTGCGTAGCAAACTGGCAGGAGATTCGCAATGAGCCATCCCATGGACGCCACAGGTAACACACCAAAGGTACACCGTAACGGCCCTGAACCAAAGCATGACACCCTGGTGATCGAGGACATGAACCAGTTTGTTCAAATTCTGGTTGCATGGCACAGCGAGAAGGTCAAGGTACTGGAGCACATGATGGAAGTGCCTGATGGCATCGTCATGGAAACCAATGGTATTGATGCCACGCTCACAGGGGATCTGTTGTTTGGTTTCAAAGCAGGCATTGAGCTGGCTCTCATGGAGCTGGGTACCTTGCCATTTGCCTATGAAACCGAACCACCCGAAGCAGCCAACGACAGTACCCAAGCTGAATGAGCACTAAGCGTATCGGCATTGATCCAGGCAGCAGCGGAGCCTTGGTGGTCCTAGAAGACACCAAGCCCGTTGCCTGGCTCAACATGCCACTCATCAAGATCGGCACCAACACCCGTGTGAATGCTGCACATATCGCAGACTTCCTGGCACCCCATAAGGGTGCTCCTGTCTTTATTGAACTGGTGCATATCATGCCCAAACAAGGGGCAGGCTCTGCCTTCACCTTTGGACATGCAGCGGGTGTTGTTCAGGGGCTGGTGCAAGGTGCTGGCCACCCTCTCACCATGGTGACGCCACAGAAGTGGAAAAAGTCAGCTGGTTTGATCGGTACCGAAAAAGATGTGGCCCGTAGTACCGCCATCTTGCTTTGGCCAGAGTGGCGGGCACTGGATACCAAAGCCAAAGGCGGAGCACTTGCAGACGCCGCACTTATCGCCCGTTACGGGGCTTAACTATTAACCATCCCAAAGGAAACCATGAAAGTAAAGATCCAACAAAACGAAATCATCACTGCACTCAAGCAGTACATCTCCAGTCAGGGCATCAACCTGCAAGGCAAGGCCGTAGCCATTGACTTCACCGCTGGCCGCAAGGAAGGCGGTTTGACTGCCGACATTTCCATCGAAGAACTGGCCATCCCAGACTTCTTTGAAGCGTCAGAGCACCAAGCCCCTGCCCTGACCGTGGTGCCTACGCCTGCTTCGACTCCAGCACCCGTTCAGGAAGCCACACAGGAAAGCCCTGCACCTGCTTACGAGATGACGGCTGAAGCAGAAGTAGAGTCAGCCCCTGTTAAAACCACCAGCCTGTTTGGCAACTGAGCCAACCATGCAAGCATTGCTCAAGGGTATCGGTTACCTCCTGGCAACGATACCCACATTGCTGGTGCTGGCTGTAGCAGGTGTCTTGGGGTTCTTTCTGACTGCCTTTGCAGCAGTATTCCAGTTCATCATCATGGGCCTTGCGCTCATGGTGGGGGTGGTGTACTGCATTTGGGAAGTATTCAGTAAACCCAAAGATACCGACAAGCAGAAGGAGTAACAAACAGTCCCGGCCCAGCGCCGGGGCTATCACATCAGGATCAGCACGGAAGGACGTGCGCAGCAATGTGGACCATTGGGCGAGCAAACATAACCGGTGTGGCAACCGGAAGCCGCAACCGCCCGATTGGCAGAAAGCTGTAAGGGGACGCACCCTAGCTGGAATCAAGCCCAGTGTCCTGATGTGATGGTGGTTGACTGCCAGCTGGACAATTCCAGCGTTTCTCTTGTAACCATGTTCCTGCATGGGGGATGGCACAGGACAATCACCTCCTACCCTGGCAGTGGGTACTGCGGCACCCAAAAGGTGTTGAAGCAGGAAACTGAACCGTGCATCAGGGGCTGATGTTGACATCCCGGAAAGACGGGAACCATCACACATGCGGATTGACTGGCGCATAGCGATGCCGGTGTCTTTTGACTCTTTGCACGCTCACTGATAAGCCCTCACCAATCCGCAGTTGTGATGGTAAACCTTCCCGCAGTGTTAGCGACTGCGGATCGGGGGCAATTAAGCACCCCGTGGCTGATGAAACTCCAGATGCGTGAATGCTGCTTTATGCAAAAGGGTTTGCTATCAACTTATAAGTAAATATCTGACAGCAATAAATTGTCGCTCACTTTGAGTGGGCTTTTTTACGTCTGGAAAATACATGAGCTTTGAAATCGACATGCTGGCTTGTGCAGCCAACACCGATGCACAGCAACGCTACAACGAAGCATTGGCTGCTGAAGAGAAACGCCTTGCACACGAAACCATGTTGCTTGCCAAGGAAGGCAACTACGACAGGTTATTCAGTGCCATGGACTACCATGATAACGACAAGATTGTGATGCGCGCTTTGGTGCTCTGTGCCAACAAAGGCAACATCGAAGCGCGTACTGCCTTGGATACCCTGGTCAATACTTACGCGGACATACACGCAGATATAGAGCAGTAAAGAGCAGCCCCCGTAGGGGCTGTCTTCTTACTTGATCAGCGACATTGCCGCATTCGTCGTAGCCAGGTCATCCAGTGAACCAAAGAACTTGATTGCTCCCTCCTGTACTGGGGTATTACCAATCCGGGTGATTGCAGCACTCGACAGAACGATGGGGCCTAAGTCTATAGCGTTCCCCAAAGCAATCGCAGACAGTACACGTACAGGGTTCTCTTTCGCTGTCTTCTGAATGACTCGCTGAATGTTCAGGAAGTACTTCATGAAGGGCATGATTCCCATGTCATCCATGTACTGCAGCGTCTTGGGCATGGGAAGGTCATAGTTCACGAAGGACTCACTGGCCTCAAACAGTGCTGCTTCCTTGCTCATGGGGTTCTTCTCCCGGCTGATCAGGTGTTGGTACAAGGTGTACCGTGCCACGAAGTCAGACAACTGTGTCGTGCGGTACAACGCCTTGTACATGGCACCATCCTTGGACATGTACACCGTCTTGGCTGCATTGACCAATGGTTGTGGCACACCAGAAGTTGCAGACTCCATCTTGCGAACCAACAGACTCTTGTAAGAGTATGGGTCTTCTTCTGCAGCCACGTCTTCCACAATCGAAGGCATCAAACCCGCCTCGATCAGTTCACGTACCGGGTTGCGTGCAATGGCGTCTTCCAGCACCAGGATACGGTCCTCAATGCCTTTCTTACCGCCTGGCTCTGTGCCTGCGTAATCCGATTGGATCAACAAGCGCAGACGATCCAGTTCTTCTGTGTCGCCCATGTACGAGGTTGCCCCTCGGAGTGCCACGCTGTGGTGATGCACCATGTCCTTCAAAGGGACACCTTTGAGAACCAACAAAGACAGGTTACTCCAGATGTTTCCCAGCAGCACGGTACCCGTCTTCACCACAATAATGTCCTTGGTTTCCTGAACCAATGACTGCCACATCCGTTCGCTCTTGGTGACCACCATGGCAGCACGCTTGGCGTAATCCTGGGCTTCCTGTCCGCGCTTGCCCTTGGCGTAGGCATACAGGGTCAACAAGCCTTCCACGGTGTTGACAAATAAGTCCTCCAGGAGCTTACGGTTTTCCTTGTCAAACAGGGAAGCCAGGGATGCCTTGCGGTAGCCGAAGGTCAGATCCACGGCATCCTTGCGTACCTGGATACCGCCCAAGCCAAAGACAGATATAGCAGTGGCCTTGGTTTCCTTGGGCAGCATGTCCCAGATTTCAGCCATTTCCTTGTCTTTGCTCTTGGGACCAATGTTGATGAAGCTGTCCGGGTTACGGGCAACATCAGCGTCATAGACTTCCTTGAGTGTCTGCAGTACTTTGGTGTTCTGCTCTTGTGTGGTGCTCTTGTCGTAGATGGAACCAGCGACGGCACCCAGGATGCTGTCAAAGTTGTTGGTTCGATCCAGCAAGGTGTCCTTGTTCTTCTCCGACATGAGATAGCGCCAGTTCACCACATCACCTTGAGCATTGAGCACAGGAGTCAACTTGGCTCCCTTGACCGCAGCCATGTTCTTGCGGGGTGCTGGCTTGAACATCGCAGCAATCTCTGCCTGCTTGGCGTTCATGATCTCTGCGTTGGTGGACGCATTCATGGCCCCATCTGCATGGTTGACGTTCAGGTACCCACTGTGCTTCTTGGAACCCTTAGCTTTCTTGCTGCTGATGGAGATGGCTCCCGACTGGTAAGGCGACAAGCCGCCATCCTTGAGCACGTACATGGCCTTGGCTTCGGTATCTGGGTCTGCTGCGTCGTACTCCAGCGGACCTACCCTCACATAGCCCTGATCCAGCAGATCCTTCTCATCGGCAACGTATGCCGTTATCACCTCCACGTGAGGGTTCAAAATTTCACTGGTAAAGCCATGCATCATCAAGGCTTCCTGGCCCTGGAACAGCCGTTCCCTGGAATCCTGCTCCAGCCGCTTGTGCAGCTTCAGCGTGAACTCAACACCGTTGCCTCCGTCCGTGCGTTGCAACTCATCGCGCATGAGTTCGCTGGCAAGGTTGCGATCCACAGATGGTGAGTAGTCAATGGCGTACAAAGCCACCAAAGTCTCGATAGCCTTGGTTGCCTGCTTCAGGTCATTGCCTGACAGCGTGCCCTTGTGTACCGTGCCCGCCATGAAGGCGATGTTGTGGGCGTTCATCATGGTGAACCCACCCGCATCACGGCCTACCTTGGCATAGGCCAGTGCATTGGCTTGGGCCTTGAAGTAATGCTGGTATTGCGGGAAAGCAGACAGGGCATTTTCTGCCCTGGTGATGGCACTGGCCAAAGCCTTTGGATCGCTCAACAGCTTTTCCATGTCGGGCAGGCCCATCTGATCCAACAGGGCATGTGCCCCCGTGCGCAGGAACACACGGGTAATGCTAGCCTTTTGCTCGCGGTCCAGCGTCTTGTTAAAGGCTTGAGCCACGGCTTTGGATGCTGCCGTGATCACATCTTTGCGATGGCCCTCGTAACCCTTGGCCATTCGAACCATGGCTTCCATGGTTTCCTTGGGGCCACGCACCACATTGAACACCCCACCCACCAATCCAGGCCGTCCTTCATTCATCTTGTCGCGCAAGTCCCCAACAGCTTCCATGAACTGCGCTACCCGGTCTTCCGCCACCATGCGACCTACAGCCCCAGCTCCACGAACCAGGCGGAAACTGCTCTTCTTGATGAAGGAGGAATTCAGCACCCCCACCACGGCATTGCGGGCACTATCTGTTGCCTTGTCCACAATGCTGCTTGTTGGTCCGTTCGCTGCCTTGGCAGCATCCATGGCCAGGCGATGGCGCTTCTTCGCTTCGATATCCACCAACGTGGAAACCAATGCAGTCAGCTTGGAATCAGCACGTTGGCCACCATAGGTGTGCGTGATTTTGCTGCTAAAGAATTCCAGGATGCTTTCAAACACAGCCTGCAACTTGTTCGCCAAACCCTTTGCCTTGGAGATACGTCCCTGTTCAACATCCGTGCTCATCTGCAGCAGCTTGTTGAAGCCTTCGTGGGCCAAACCAAGGGCAGCGAAACGAGAGAGGTAATCCATCCGGTCGCCATTGCCCTTCTCCAGAGCAAACACAAAGTCGTGCAATGCTTGTGCGTTGTCCTTCTCTGTCTGGGTTGCCGTGGCCCAATCTCCGGCATGGAATTTTTCCACCGGCAGCTTGCGCTTGGCTTCCATGTACAGAGTAGCAAGTTCCTTGTAGGCAAACTTGGTGTTGGCTTCGTTGCCATCCAGTGCTGCGCGTACCGTGGCTTCCACCTGCTCAATGGCAAAGGCTTCTTGCTGGCTCACTACAAACCCTGAACCAAGGATCTTGGAAGCAAAGGGCGCAACACCAGTATCCAGCGCCTTCGTCCATACATCCATGGGAGAGATGGCCTGGCCACTCTTGAGCGATTCAAGGAAGGCACCAAACGGGCCATGCAGCTTGGCAGTCACATTGCCCAACAAGTTGCTCAGGTGATCCTGGAAACCGTGACTGATCTTGCCGTCATCCAACGCCTGGTGAATGTCCAGGGTGGTGTAGTCGTTGATACGGGAAGCCATGGATACCGTGGCAGTGACGCCGCTCTGTCGGTTATTGGCGGCTTTCTCCATCACCTGCATCACATCGTTGATGAGGATGGCCATACCGTTTTCATTCTTACCCACAGACTTGCGCAGGTTTTTGCCGTCCTCTCCTTTCAAGGAACCAAAAAGCATGTTGGTGATGTTCTTGATGAAGTCTTGCAATGCCGTCACTAGCGTCTTGGTTCCGTCTGCGGGCTTCATGTAGAACTGGCTCAGGACTTCCTTCTGGAACTCTGGGTTGGTCATGCCCCAAGTAACAAACTCGTCCAGGTTCTCAAAAGCAGCCTTGTGCTTTTCAAACAGGTCGTTGGTCTTGGCATAACTCTCTGCCTTGCCCATGAGCTTGTTCAGGTTGTCAATGAATGGCTGCACCTCCGGGTTGCCACTGCGCATGGCTTGCAACAAGGCAGAGTGAACCAGCTCATGCACCAACAACTCAGGCGTCAAACCAGAAGCCACAAACTCGGAGCTGAGTACGTTGATTTCCTCTGCGGTACCGTTCACAGAGTACCAACCACGGGAAGCGTTTTCAGGCACTTCCAGCACAGCATCTGCGGGTGTTTTTGCCGTGATGTAGCGCACTGGCATGGTGGGATCGACCACCTTGCTCAATGCTTTCAGCAGGGTCAGCGTGAAGTAGCGGTTAGGCAGTGAGGCGTCTTTCTGGTACTTGCGCACCAAACCTTGAATAACGCGCTCCGCCGTTGTCTCCGGGTTCTGTTTGAAGAATGCTTCCAGGTCTTTGTCTGCTGCAATACCAGGCTTACCCAACTTGCCGTAAGGACTGCTGGTCGGCATTGCAGGAGCCTCGTCATCCAGGTCGAACTCATCACCAGGTGATTCTTCTACAGCCTGTGCCTCCACTGCTGCTGGAACTGCTTCAGTGGTGGTGGTCTTGGCTCCGGGCTTTACGGTAGCAATGATCTTCAGTGCTTTCAAAGACACCGCATCTTGTTGAGACAGCGCTTCCGTCAACGCAGCCGCCTTCTCAGCTACCTTGGTCCGGTCTTGTTTCGTCACCGCATACTGCCCGCCTTCATAGGCGTACTGGTCAAGGTAAACCAGTTGAGTCAGCACAGCAAACTTGGTTTTGTCTGCTTTGTATGCAGACGACTTGGCGGTTTGCAGCAGGGATTCCAGAGCCGTGCCTGGGCTGCTCTTGGTGTCTTTGGCGATCTGTTTCAAAACCTGCTGCAGGTTCTTCACTGCCTGTGGAGACAGCGCGTTCTTCTGCGCCAGGTCTGAAATACCCGCAATCACGTTGGACAGCGACTGGTACACCTCTTCCATAGGAGAGTATTCCAGCAACCCTTCCCAGGTGTTCTGGTTCATGAGCTGGGCGGCTTGCTTCAGACCCAGTACCCCTGCGCCCACGGCATCATGGACGTTCAGCACATCCATAGCTGCTTGCGTGCGGTGGGATATCCCACTATCAAAGGAGTGGGTGCTGGCAGACCCCATGGCCACACCAGGGCTGTCACTGGTAGTGACCATGCCCGATGCCCCGATGGACTTTTCTCCCAAGGCTTGCTTGACCCCAAATTCGACCTTGTTAAAGTACTTGCTGTCTGTGCTTTGCTTGCGCTTGGTCTTGGCCATGCGCAAACCTGTCTTGACGCCTTTGTCTTTCTTGGACATGGCGGTTTGCAAGATAGGCTCAATACCGGCAAGCACCTTCTGAAACTCTGCTTCCTGTACAGAGTTCAAGTCCCCAATGACCTTGCCTTTCTTGTCCGTAGGCAATTCACCCTTGGAAGCCAAAAGGTTCACGTACTCTTCCCGCATACCAGAGTACACCGCGTCATACAAAGAGTGGGTGGCTTGGGCCAGGTTGTTCAACGTGTCCCGCTGCTCAAGGAAAGCGCCAAACTCTTCCTCTACTACGCCTACTGTGGCTTCTCCTACAGTGTTGGTAAACACTGTCTGGATAGAAGACACTGCACCGGGATGCAATGGCCTTGTCATATGCCAGGAGATAGGGTGTCCTGTCTGGATCTTGAAACCTTGCCGATCAATCAACATGTTGATGTTGTCAACATAGGCATCGACTTCGGCCTGACTGGCTCCTTTTTTTGCCAGCTTCTCAAAACCAGCGTAGATGGATTCAATGAAGGTATCTGCCATACCTTCCTTAATCCGGTCCATGGATGAACCAAAAGCTAATGGGTTCAGCGCACCTTTGACCAGGTTGCGCCCGTCTTTGGTAACGCCCTTTTGTTCAGAAAACAGTTCGCCGGAAATAGCCCAGATGCTGGCAATCTGTGCTGCAGCAGGGGTACCTTTAAAGTTGTTGAGCATTTCCTTCATGCGCTTGTGCAGCATGAGGGCCGTGCTCTCGTACACATCCATATTGCCCTGCGTACCACGGTACTGGCTGTAATGGGTGTAATGGGTGTAAGGGCTACCCTGCTCAAAGAAACCACCTTGGTTCAGTCGAGCCATCAAGGCTTCGGTGGTGTAGCCAGCCCCCAAAAGGATATGGTTCAGCATGGTTCCGTTGGCCACACCATCCACCTCACCCATGATTTGGGTTTCAAATGTGTAAGGGGCACCACCAGCTTCTGCCTCTTGCTGGTAAGCCATGGCCATCAGAGCATCCAGTGAGTGAGTGTTCTCACCGCCTTCAGCGACACCTGCCTTGATGGCGTCCTTCTCTTCTGCCGTAAGTTCTTCTTGACGGATGACAGCCTTGCGCAGCGCAGCAATAGCGTCTGCGTACACCGGCTGCTCGAGCATGGTGATGATTCCATCAAGCTGGGCTTCATTGACAGCCTTCTCGGTCTTTGTGCCCAAGCCTTCTGCAACCCGCAGATAGAAGCTAGTCATGGCTTCCGCATCTTCCGAGCTGATCGTGGCCTTCCAGTCAGGGGAACCAATGAAGTGCCGAACAATCTTGCTCGTCTGTGGGTTCACCGCATTGGTGGAGATACCTACTCGCTGCTGCTTCCACACATCAAATTCCAGGAAGAACGGAGTATCCAGTTTCTTCTCAGAACCCATCAAGTACTCACCAACAAACTCAGTAAAAAGATCCCATTCCCGTTCCAATCCTTGATTCTTGGCTTCCAGACCAGGCAGGTTCACCGCATGGGTAGTGGTTTCGTCCACCGGCTCTACACCCAGCAGTTCCAGGAACTCCTGCTTATCAAACAGGGCTGAGACTGCAAACATGTCTTTGCGTACCAGGCGTGGGCTGTTCTGGTTTCTGATCAGTACCTTTTTCAGTTCCGCAGGAACACCCATCTTGGTGCCAGAAGTTGTTTTCTGAACAGAGTTGATTGGTTCCAGGGACGGGAATCGCACTGCACCAGCAACCTTGAACAACTTGTCCAGCACCCCTTTGCTGCCACGGGTAGCTGCGACAATCTTGCGCGCATTCACAGGCACGACACCTTCCTTGTCGCGGGCCATGGTGATGAAGGAGTGGTAAGCGAAAGAGGCCACTTCTCCGCGTTTTCTCAGCACAGCGGCCTGGTCTTTTTCGCTCAAGCCAGCCAACTGCATTTCCAGCATGTCTGCTTCAGGAATCTTGGTTCGGCTGACCAGCCCTTCCCGCTCCAACAGCATGATGACCTGCACACCCAGGGCAGCACGCAAACGGGGTTGTTGCTCTTGGGAGGCTTCCTTGGTTGCCGACAAGCCCAACGCATCCAGCACCTTGCCACCCACAGCGTCATACACCAGATGGTCGTATGTACCAATCGTGTTGAGCTTGCTGCGGATATTGGGCAACACACGGGCATCCTTGCGATGGTGCAGGATGGCATTGATGGCCTTGTCCTTGAGCTTCCATGGCTTGGTGGACTCTTCTGCCACATAGCTCCAGGCGGCATAGGCAATCGCCAGTTTCACGTTCTCATCCAGAGCGACACCCTTGTCTGTGTCTTTCAGGAAGAACCGCATCATGTCCTGGTAGCGGAATTCATCAGCGAACTTCTTGGGAAGATTGGCTTGGATATCTGCCATCCATTCAGGAGCCACACGGAAGAAGGAAGCAATCGCCTTCTGATCCATGGTCTTGTCAGCCAGGAAGTCAGCCACCGCTACTCGACCTTCCTTCTGCGCTGTAAAGAAATCCTTGACCGTAGCCAGAGGACGCCCAACCACATCACCAGCAGCCTTGGCTGTCTGTTTCCAGTACTTGGCAATCTGATTGATCAGGTAAGGCTCAGTGACGTTGGGGTCAACATCATCAAAGACAGACAGTACAGCTTTACTAGACTCTTCTTCAGTCTCAGTAGTGTCTTCTGAGGTCTGCTCCGCAGACTCTGTTGACTCTGTGTTCTGAGCTGTACTGTTGTCTGCTGTGATAGAGTCCTTAGACTCCTTAGATCCTTCTACTGTGTCTGTAGTAGTCTGATCATCTCCTGCAGGAGCTACAGTCTGTTGAGTAGAGTCAATTACGGGCGCGGGGGCAGCGGCTTCCCACGGGAGCTTGCCAGGTGCTGTGTCTATCGGCGCTTCTTTGGGGCCTGTGACAACATTACTTGCTCCAGCGGGTTGCGCTGCAACTACTTTTTGGGGGGGTTGCCTCGGCTTGGTTTCTCCGGCAGGTCGAACGATCCCGGCAGTTCGTCCGCTTCCTTGAGCGTTTCCTCCCACTCTTCCGGCGTCTGCGGCAGGCGCCCCATCAGTTTGGCCCTTTCCAAATGTGCTTCGTAACCAGGCAGCGTTTTTTGGGAATAGTTCATTGAAGGTGCTTTCGTTGTAATCGTGTAAAGCCAGCAACTGAGCTACGAACTCTTTTGCGGCTGCTTCAGGGTTGATTTGGTGGACTTCCAGAGGATAGTCCACAATCCACTTGGCAAGACTCCCGGTATTGGCTGCGTGTGCCTTGAACTCATCCAGGAGTGAGGGTTCGCCAGCATCATTGGCCCAATAAACTTCAGCAGCCCATGCCCTGGACAAGTTAAATTTAGGTTTGGTGTCCGCGTCCTGTACATGCCCCAGTTCATGCGCAACGGTCCAGGCGAGGCGAACCGATTTGCTCATGGAGCTGTGCCACTTGCTGGCATCATTTAGCGCGTCAAAGTTGATACCAATAACAGACTGCCGCAAATAAGTCATCCCACGATTGGCTCCGGTTTCCAACACAAATTTCATTTTGTTGGCGACCTTTTGCGCATTCGCAGACAGCTTTTCAACCACCTTGTTGATGGCTTGTTGGTGTGCTACTTTCAGGCTGTTGAATTTCTTGGTCGGTTTGCCTTTGGCATCCCAATAAGTTTGCAACGCTGCAGCTTCTGCTTCCGACACGCCTTGAATGGGTGTGTTGAACCATGGGGCATCTGTAGGTGCTTCTTTGGAACCCGTTACTACACCTTGCTTACCAGTAGGTTGCGCAGAGATTGCAACAAGCGCATCCATGGCAGCTTTCTGTTGCTCTGGCGTTGCTGCCCTGAACCACTTGAACTGCTGCTTGAACTCTTTTTCAGCTTCTGCCCGGTTAGCTGCAGTGACTTTGCCTTTGTAAAGGTTGAACACAGAGGCCATCTGATCACGCATGGAAGACCTGTCTGATCCGTCCCGTACATTGCTCCAGATGTCGTAAACCTGATCTGTGTCCAGTGCATCCGTAAACGCGCTACCTTGCTTTACAGGCTGTCCAGCCGAATTTCCGGTTCCGGGTACAGCTCCAGATACAGTTCCTCCAACGGGAGCTGGTACGGCAGCAGGGGTGCTTGCTTGGGCAGGGGTTGCAGGCGCGACTTGCGTTTTGGCAGCTCCTGCGGCTTGTTGTGGTTGGTTCGTGACATTGCCGGTTCCTTTTTTGCCTGCGATAACAAAAGCTGCTTCCATCCCTTCCACTGTCTTGTTCAGGGCAGCGGACTCTGCCTTGATGGCTTCCACCAGCTTGGGGGTGTCCATCGACAAACCCCCATTGGCTTTCAGTGCTTCTGGTGTGAGTGGCGTTGTTGGGATCGACCAGACACCATCCACAGAACGAACGATCTGTGTACCTGGGCCAGTAGCTAACGCTTCTTGTGCAGCTGCTGCCTTGGAAGCATGAGTCACAGCAAAGGCTTGCAAACCTTCCATGGAACGTGCAGCCTTTTTGGTATTGCCAGTGACAAGGGCTTCACCGATTTCCTTGGCATAGGTGACGATGCCCTTGTTGTCTGCCGAGCCATTCATGACTTCCGACGAAACCATGTCCATGGTGCGCAGAGCATTCTGGGCAAGGCGTGCTTCGGAGAGCACCCGCAGGAAGGTTCGCTGCTCTGTAGAAAGGCCGTTGGAGGCGTTGTTGACCAGATTGGCTACCTGGGTGGCATCCAGGCTTTCAGGGCTGCGCATGGCCAGCGTGATGACCTTGGACACGGCTTCCTTTTCAGGGGATGTGTCCGTGTCTGCTGCGCGCATCATCTTAGCCACGTCGTCTGCAGTCAGTTGCTCGACTGGCTTGTTGGTGATACTCGTTTCTGCCTCTGCTGTGGCAGGGTTCACCAGGTTCTTCAAAAGCCCGTAGGTTTCCGTGGCTTTCTTCAGATCGCGCTCTACCTTGCTCAGATTGGCCTGGGCAATGCGTGCAGCTGCTTCTGCTGCCTTGGGATCTGCCTGGAGGCCGGTGAGCTGTTCACCCAGCATCTCGATCATGCCGGTCAGGGCAGCAACCTTGGGGGCATTCTTAGGGTCAGCCGCATCCAGATCAGCAAGCTGTGCCTTGCGTGTGTCAATGGCTTTCTGGGTACCCGCTACCGTGGTCTTTTCCACTGCCGATTGAGCCCCTGCCCTGGCAGTGTTCAGCGAGGCGAGGATTTCATCAGCCTTTACCAGGTTGGCTTGCTTTTGCTCAGGGGTAGTGTCTGCCAGCTGGCTGTTGCCGATCAAGGCACCAATAGCTCTTTGGGGAGCATCCAGCAAGGAAGACACATCGCCTGTCTTGATGGCTTCGTCCACCAGGGCTTTGGTGCTGGCAGTGGCTTTGCTTTCCTCGGACTGAGCCAAAGAAGACAAGCCCTTGGCCGCGTCTGCTGTAGCAGCAAGGGTGCTTGGCACGCCAGCCATGACACCGCCCGACAAACCACCGATCACGGCACCTTCGTAGATTTCTTTGGCAGTAGCCGGTTTCAGTCCTGCCTGCCCCTCACCGTAGGTCTGGAAACCTTCCGTAGCAGCCTCTGTAGCCGTGGCTTTGGATGTACCCAGCAAAGCATCCTTGAAGGATGTACGTTCTGACTTGGTTGTGGCACCCAGCTTGCCTGCACCCTTGAGCACGGATACATCACCCAGTTGTTCTGCAGCCGCCAAACCAGCAGCCCACAAAGCCATCTCTTCGCGTTGCTTTACAGAAGGATAAGCACCATTGTTTTCCTTCTGGAACTTTTCGATGCCCTTTTGAAAGGCATCAGCTGCGTAGCCCACATTGCCAGCCAACATAGCAGCCTTACCGCCAGCTCCTGCAGCACCAACTGCCAATTGGGGCAGGTTCTCAATGACGTACTCAGCCACCGCTCCTGGGTTGTTGATCGCGGCTTTGCCTGCTTCAGTCAGCAAACCAGCAATACCTGAAGTCAGCTTGGATGCGTCTTTGGTATCCCAGCCTGTGGTGACGTTGCTCCAGTTGGATTCGAAGTTCTGGGTCAGGTCTTCAGAGAAGGCTTGTCGCCGGGTCTGGTTGACTGCTCCGCTCAGATCAAAAGTGTTGTTGATGGTTCGGGCTGCTTCACGCTGCGCGTTGGATTGCTCAATCCGCTGCAGTACGGAAGCACCACCAAACTGGCCATCAAAAGCACGGTTCACATCACCCAAGGTAAACCCGGACTGTGGTACTGCAGACAACCGGGCCATGGTTTCCTGGCTGCGATCCCCATTCGCGTATTTGGCATAGGCGTCGTAGTCTTCCTGACCCAACGTAGCTGTTTCAGCTTCTGCTGCCAGAGAACTGGGCAATGCCACGATATTCCCGGCAAGGCGGGATGCACCGGAAACCAACGAAGCTCCTGCATTGACTGCCTGGGCAGGCGTGCCGTCTTCGTCCAAACCAAGGCGAGTAACTACCGAGTTTGCGTTGGCTTTATCCAATGCAGCTTGGCGAGCCTCCCTCTCTGCCGCAAACGCCCGCAACTGATTTGCTTTATCTCTGCTTGCTTTTTGAAGTTCATCGTATTTGGACGAAACCCCAATCAACTCATTGCGCTCGATTTCCTGTGTGAGTCGAGTATTGAAGTAATCCCGCAAATCAGTGCTCATATAACTCTTTCGTAATATGCACCGATTCTAAATAAAAAGGGGACCAGTGGTCCCCTTATTTGGTTTAGTGTAGATTACTTACCTGAATTAAGGATACTTCTGACAGCCTCTTTTCTAGAGTATTCCTTTAAATCTTTAGCTTCTGCTAGGCGCTTGGCAACCTCCGGCTTATTCATTTGTGCAATCAGCTTCTCTTTAATGTTTTTAGCCCGTTTAGCATCCGTGAACCAGCCGCCTTCTGCAGAACGGATAGCGGCCCGCACATCGTTAACTGACGGGGTAACAAAAACCCCTTTTTGTACCTCAATACCTGTTACGGCCAACTCGTTAAGAAGGTCTTGGATGGGGGCCACATCTTCTTCTGCGTCGAAGCCAGATGTTTTATCCATCAACGCAGGCACATCTTTTGCCAACTCTTCGTAGTTTCTGCGGGCATCTGGAGAACCTGGGGCACTCCAGTTATCTTGGGCACGTTCTGCATTGATTACCTTTTGTTGTGCCCTTGACAATGCAATAGCAGCAGCATCGTTGCCGATAGGGGAGCTGAGGTTGTTACTTGCAAAAGTAGAGCGAATAGGCTCTCGGTTCTTTTGAAGAGTGCGCGCAGAGAACTCCCTGGATCTTGTCAACTCTTCTAAAACCGCATCTGCTATCTTGGTGTCGCTACCACGAATATTTTCTACAGAAGGCAAACCATTTTTATTGGCTTCAGCATTCAGCAGAGACAGCTGCTCTTCTGTCATGTCGTCTATTCTGGCAAAGCCACCAGAATCTACGGGGTAACCAAGGTTTTGCGCCAAACTTCCGAGAGTCCTTTCACGATCTGTTTGTTGTAGCAAGTACGCTTCTCTGGCTTCTGCCAGTTTTGTTTCAAGTCGCAGCTGTTCCTCTGCTTCGTTGTTGGTGCGTTCTGCATTTTTGAGCTGCACTGCTTTGAGCTTGCTTTCTGCAATGGCGTTGGCTTCTGTGAACGGGGCCAAACGATCTGCTCGAGCTTGCTCCACAAAAGTGCGTTCCAACTTGCGCTCATCATCCAGCAACCTGTCTAAACCACGTAGATTCGGATTGGCATCTCGGATAGCTTGTTGAGCAGATTCATCTCGGTTGAGTACTGCAACACGATACGCCTGGCGAATTGGATCAGCAGCACGGTCAGCCAAAACATCATCAAACGTATTCTTGGCCGTGGTCTGTTGCATGAGGGCGGCTACACGCGCATCCTCTGCTCCACGCACCTTGGCCAGATCCTTGGGCTTCAAGGCAGCTCGCAGTGAATCCAGTTCACCGGATGCCCGAAGTGCTGCAACGTCATCCACGGAACCAACGCCTTGCAAGCGTTCCAGCAGGTTCTGTACATTGGCTTCATCGCCCAGATCCACCTGCTTTTGCTGCTGGGTCTGGTAGTCCTTGTACACCCCACCCAACTTGTCAAAGGCACTGCCAATGTTCTGCGCCGCATACTGCAAAGGCGTTGCTGCCTCGGCAAGGGAGCGCCCTTGTACGTTCTGCCAGGTGATGGGTGTAGCCATAGAAAATCCTTAGTAAGTACTGCAGAACACCTGTGTTCCCAGTCGGTTGCAAACAGTTTGTTTGGGTCTTGCGTTTTGCATGGAGTCAGAGAATGCTTTACCAGCGTTATGCATTTCTTTATTGGAAGCGGCTTGTTGCCCCAACTCTTTTTGCCAACTGAGGATATTTACTGCGATAGTCCTACAGGCTTCGCTTGTAAACACCCTTTTACGGTAGATATCGCCAGCCCTATCCAATTGCTCTTTATCGTAGGTTGCCGTAGCTGCCCTACGGTTCAGTAGCTGTACGCCTGTAGATGCTGTTTCGGTGTCTATCAATCCTTGACGGCTGCAGGATTGGATACCAACCCAATGATGTGCAAAGTAGTCGTAATCGCTGTGTTTGAACGTGTACGAAGCACACCCCATCAAACCAACTGCGGAAACCAAAGACAGAACCAGGTGACGCGCTTGCATAAAAACCTCTTGTTTCACTGTGTAAAGGGGAGGTTCTTATAGCAGAGAGGCAGCACTTCAGGCAATCTTGTTCGCACCCATGTAGTCGCCCACCGATTGATAGGCACCACTGTTGGAGGCCACACGAGCACGCTGACGGTCTTCCAGGCGGGTGTTGGTGGACTGTCGCTGGGCGTCGTAATTCATCTGGAACTGTCGCTTGTTCTCTGCCAGGGTTTGCTTGGCAAGGCCGTACTGTTTCATGCCTAGAAAGCCCTGCATCAACGCACCACCAGCGTTCAGAGCCATGCCACCCCAGCCATTGGGACCAAGCATCCCATCAGTCCAAGAAGACTCGCCGCTTAGATCGCGGGTGTTGTTCATGGCGTTTGCGCCAGAATTGAAACCAGCACCTTGTGCTGCTTGCATAGCATTCGCAGACCAATCCTGGGGCAACACAGGTTGTGAATACATCTCCATAGGCGGAGCGCCATAGGTTCCTGAACCAAGCTGCCCCAACCCACCCATGCTGAGGTAGGGGGAGGGCATTGGACGAAAATCCCCGTAAACACTAGACATAGTTGTTCTCTCCTATTGTTTCATTAATCTCTGTAAGGCTAGCTACGCTACACCAACCGTCCGTGGTTGCTGTGATAACCGTGCTGCTGCTCCGCCAATTTTCTGGCGACAACAGCATCTGTAAATTCTGTAAACGCACCAACTACAGTATTTTTGTTATTGACTGAAATGGTGGCCACCCATCTTTTTCTAAGGGCGCTCCAGCAAACCCCAATAACACCTGATGTATTGGTACTTGGCAGTTTTCGGTTACGAAGGTTCTCTGCTCTCGCAACTTCCCGCAAATTGCACCAACTATTATCGTGCCTTAGGCCGTTAATGTGATCCACATCTGCACCAGGGAGAGTCCCTGTCATATATAAAAAGGCCAGGCGATGCGCGTAGTGACGTTCCCCTAGAACGCAGATCAGCAGATACCCAGTTTGTTTTTTAATATATCCCGCACAACTTCCAACTTGTGTCCGCCGAGCAGTACTCTTCTTCCACGTAAATAACCCAGTCGCTGGGACGTACTCTAGCACTTCTTTTAGTGACTCCTGAGATAGCGCAGAGACTGGCATTTTTTAGGTTCCGATGGTTTCGTAAAATTCAGGTAACTTTAGCGATACGTTCACGTAGTTAGATATCGCGCTAATACCATTCATTCCAATATTGCCGGAATGTACCGTCCTATTATAGAAGTCATTAGGACTTTCACCGAAGATAACAAAAGGACTCAGATGATTGTTGGAGTCCAGTAGTTTGCTGGTTCTCTCCATCTCTTTGGCAAAGTCGTCTTTCATTACTGAAAGCTGTTGGTAATCACCCACCAGGTCTTTCATCATGTCCTGCAAGTTATCCGAGATACCTTTGGACAGTCCTGTAGATAACTGGATAAGTTCCTGTGCCCAAGGTGCTCCAGCAACTGAGCCAGCATCAATAGCCTGGTATGCCCCATAGGTTGCCGCCACGATGGCAATGATGAAAGCCAGGTCAATACCTACCAGCTTTACAAACAGTTTGAAAGCAGCCCCCAGTACAAGCCCTATAACCAGCTTCTCAATAATAATCAAAGCCAGGGTTAAATAGGCTGCAGAAGTTCCTGCTAGTACTGCCGCTGCTATCTCAGGCTGCATGGATACGACTGCTATCACGATACCAACAATAGTAATGATGGCCTTGAACAGTCCTGTCTGGTACCACTTCACTTTGATGATCTGCACGCTGTTGAATACAAAGTGCAGAGAACGTGAATAGAGCTTTTCCCTGTCAGGGATCGAGTAGCTGTCCGTAATGGATCGGTCAATTGGGATCAACAGGATATCGTCTGTCTCATCCCCAGTGGTGTAGTGGCCATCAATGATGTAGTAGCGCAGCTGCAGATCCACCACCAGAATTTCTTCGTAGAGGCTTTCGGTAATTTGATGCCGGTAGTAGTGGTACTTGTAGGGGATGGCCTCATAGGACACTTGGCCAGTCTCTTGGTCGGTGTACTCCTGTCGGCGGGTTTCCGTGGACATGCCACTGGTGTATGTACCTTTGGCCCCAATGGAACCAGCTACTTTCTTTTTGAAGATCCCACGGTTACTGAGAGACAGCTTGAATCGCTTGTCCTGGATCACGATAGTGGAGACAAGGAACGTGCTGTCTCCCCACTGAAACTGCGCAATCGCACCTGCTGTAGGTGATTTGTACTGGTTGCCTCTAGAGTAGTGCAGGTTTTCAAAGAAGGAAAACAGGTAACGACACTCCAGCTGGTCTTTGCTGTTGGCAGGCACTGCCATGATCAGCATGGCTTGCTGAACATCCTTGATATCCGGATTCTCATCAATAGCTGCAGCCACCTCGTCGTAGTCCATACCAAGGTACTTCACTAATTTCTTGGAGGTCTTGTAGGCTGCTGTTGTTGTATCTGCAATTTCTGATTTTTTATCGAAACGAAAGTAAGCAAAGGGGAAGAAGCTGCCATTGGTTTCTGGCTTGGTACCAATCAGCGCATCCAGGCTTGGGTGTGTACCGCTGCCTACCCGGTACATCCAGTACTTGGGCACACCATCAACCAGGTAGCGCACATGAAAGTAGTCCTCATTGGCCAGCCCATATGCATCCACCAAAGGGATGGTTTTCTCTACCGTGTTCAGGGTCTTTTTAACAATGCCTTCCATATCCGGTTCTGACTGGGATTCCCAGACACCACGGATACGCACATAGTCTTCTGTGGCTGTCGTGCTGGCCTCTACCGGGGTGAAACCAGTGACTGAATTAAGAAGGCCAGGGGACAGGCCAGGTCTGCTGGGAGAGGCTCCTGCCAATGGGGATACGCCTAGCTGCTCTAACGCGCTTTCAGAGTACTGGCCCAGCTCTGCTTTTGGAACCACCACCACCATGTCATCCAGGTACACCGGCAAACCACCAGGAGCTTTCAAGCCTACCAGCTCATTGGTGATCGTGTTGTAGCCAAACTGTGCGATGGTCTGCATCCAGCCAATGTGCAGGCTGTTGGGTGGCCCCAGATGTGAGTAGTCCACCTGTACCTGCTGTCCTTCCAGAGCAGCTAGTACTGCACCCACTTCTGCGGTACCCACGGAAGCCGCAACAATCTGGCCAGAAGGCAAACCGTGTACATAAGATCGCTTGGCGTACTCGTACATCCGGTCTGCTTTCAAACCAATAGAGCCGGTCAGCTCTTCCATGATGTGATCGGGCAAGTCACCGTTTTGGAAGATGGCTCGGGTAACCCCGGTCTTGATGGCGTCTGGGAGCAAATCGTCTTCTATGGCGCGCACCACAGAGGTCCCCACCACCGTTTTTTTCTT